TAATACCAGTAATACTGGGAGTGATTATCGGAATACTCTATATCTATTCATCTCAGTATGATTATGACGAATATAAATATCAATGTCATCAATGCAAAAAGAAATTCAGAAAGGACGAATTAAAAGATTTAAGAGGTCCTTGGCATACTAAAGATTGGACCTGTCCCAATTGTAATCATCAAAATGTAACACTTAAAAGTTATGATTATTAAATTATATAAGAAACTGGTTAATAAGATAATCGGAGAGGAACTTACTCCTCTCTATGTCTTTAATTGTAGTTCATTAGTATGGATATCAAATATACAATCTATTCAGGTAATACCCAATGAGTATAAGGTATATTTTGATTTATCTTTCTGTTCAGGGCTACAGGTTAGGGTATTAACTTATACTGACACTCGTTACTCACAACACTTGGGTGATATCAGGAAACTATTTATAAATGCAATTGGACATTCCTACTTACCTCTGTATGAGTCGGAATTGAAGATTGGAAATTCAGTTATAAGACTAACAGAAAAAAGAATAGATAATTAATTATGGCAAAGAAAAAACAACAACTTCCTGATTTAACCAAGCAGGATGTCCTTACTCCGATAGACCTAACAAAATTAGGAACTAACGGTGATGTTTGCTTTGGTATTGGGTATGATTTATCTACTAAGGAATGTAAACTATGTGGAGATTCAGAACTATGTGCATTCAAAATGTCCCAGAATCTGAACATTACCAGGAAAGAATTAGAACAGAAGAATCAATACAAAGATTTGGATATACTGGAAGATACGGTTGGTATCAAGAAATATATCCGAGGCTTGATTCGGAAAGGGAGAGATAAAAAAGAGATTATCTCAAAGACAGTTGAGAAATTCGAAGTACCAAGAAAACGTATTAGAGAACTTTATCGAGAGTGCAATGAAAAAAATTGATATGATATGGGCTATGTTCAAGATATATCTTAACAACCCAAATTATTATGTAAGGCAAGAGGATGTTCTTGCTGATTTGTTTATGGAGGATGAATCTGACCTTAACAGATTCTGTCATTCACTGGGAATTTACCCTCAACGAGGATTAACCTTTGGACAACTTTTAAAACAATGTAATATATTATGAACAAATTTAGATTTATTAAAGTAAGAGAGGTAGTATCTCCCAACAGAGCAAACCCCAATGATGCTGGGTTAGATTTTTATGTACCAACCAATTTATATCCTGAGGATATTCATGACAAGAACGAATTTGATTCAAATGGGTATATTTTAGATATGCCTTTTAATGAAAATTTCGTAAGGCATATATCTTTAAAACCAGGTCATCGTATACTTATCCCATCTGGTATCAAAGGTTTGCTAGAACCTCATGCATCTATGTTAATGGCAGCAAACAAATCTGGTATAGCTACTAAGAAAGGGTTAATCTTTACTGCCGAGATAGTAGATTCTCCATATGTTGGTGAGATACACATTGGAGTATATAACACTTCTCAAGAAATTCAGGTTATAGAAGCTGGGCAGAAACTGGTACAATTTATTCATGTACCCATCTATATCACCGAGCCAGAAGAGATTCAGCAAGAAGAATTCTATACTGAATCTCAAATGTGGGGGACTCGGCAAGATAAGGGATTTGGTTCATCAGGAAATTAATAAGAAAGGAGTATACCTTGGACATCAGGAATATCAAAGAAGAAGTACCACTCACAAGAGAAGGTACTGAGTTACAAGAGATGTATTCTCTTGGAATAGAACAATTTGAAGGCTACAGGCAAATAGAAAAATTGCCAGAAGCTCCATTGGATGTGAACAACTCCTCTAATCAAGTAATCCTTAAAGATTTTATTGGTAGAGTGATAGAGGAATTGATGGAGGGTTATGAATCTACCTCTGAAGTAGTTAAGATATGCCATAAGTGGGGATGGAATATTGAACAACTTACAGAAGATGAATATACCCAGGTACTCAATCACTTGCAAAATGCAAATGAAGAACAGGTAGATGCCATGGGATTCTACTTCACTTTATTCTTATTTGCTAACATAGCTCCAGAAGATATACTATCATGGGGAACCAATCATGTAATGGACTACTCTGACTTTAAAGTAAATAACTTGAAGGATGTAATTACTCTTGGCATAGCAATGGTTACAGAAGGTACCATTGGTTTAGTTAATCGGTTTAATATGATTGATGAAGACCATGAATCAGTAAAAGATTATACTCCGGGATTCAATACTTTAAGTGAATCATCTCACGAAGAAGAGAAGGTATTATTATTCAATGTAGTATATGAATTGAATATTGCAAGGAATCTTCTTAAGTGTAGACCATGGAAACAAACCCAGGTAATGACTAAGGAATTAGATTTTCAATATTCTTTGGTAAAAGCTTTCTACCTATATATGGGATTCTTGGGATTACAAGGATTTACTCCAGAAGGGTTATTTAGGTTATTCTTTAAAAAACAACGCCTTAACAGATGGCGTCAAAAATCAAACTACTAATGTCAGGTTGGAACAGGAAGTTAGAGGGTCTTCAATCAAATACGGAGGAGACCCTCCACTCTTTGGAGTTTGCAACTTCACAAGAGGCATGGGAGAAATTGAACGAGGCTTTCTTAAGGTTAGACCCCGTTCTTTTTGATAAAGGTGCTACTGCAAACAGTGGAGTTGCAGTAGCATACAATGTGTTTATAAAAATACGTAAAGCATGGGTAGACCCAGATTTTGATTATGGCAGGTGTTTTAATTACAAAGAAACTAAGTGGACAAGTTTATTGAATAATTACATAGATTTTAATAAGTTAGACCTCTTACGTAGCAAATTAAGAATCCTGAAGAACAAATATAATCAGAATTACAATGTTACGTACATGTTTAATAATCATCATGATAATGGTAAACAATGTTTAATTGCGGCGACTTTTTCGAAGAGATTTCAAGAGGACATTCCGGTTATAACCATGGTTGTTCGAGCCTCAGAGATAACGAAGAGGTTAATATTCGACTTCCTATTAATTCAGCGAATGGCAGAATACGTGTATGGGCCAGAACAGTCGGTACAGATCAACTTATTTGCGACTCAAATGTATGGGAATGTAGAGACCCTTCTGATGTACTCAGCCTACAAACCTTTAAAGAAGGTAATCAAAGGAGTAGATAATCCTTGGACTAAACGGGTTAAGGAAGTATATAAGAAAATCTTGAACGGTACAGAAAAGGAATGGTCATCATTCAAAGTATTTTTCAGAAGTTTCAAAGTACTACGTCCTGACTTGTATGAATACCAAGCTTTGTTAGCAAAGGACTTGCTATTAGAATATGAAGATATAGAATATCCGGAAAATGTGATATCCTATTCTCAAAGGAAAGCCTATAAGAAGAAACTTTTAAAACAACAAAAGAAATGAGGATATACAGCAATTCGTTTGAGTTAATGTCAGAACTTGGAAGAGAACTCAACAGTTATGGTCAGACTGTAAAACCAAAGACCTATCAGAATAAAAGGATTGAAGGTAATGAGGATTTTATTACAAAAGAACTCATTTGCCAACAATATTGCTTAACTTCACTCGGAGACCCGGTATGGTTATTCGTATTCTCTCATTCAAAGGAATGGGCAGATGATGAGTTCCAAGAAAGGATTAATACTTCTGAGGTAATTAACCCGGGCAAAGCTTGGGAATTAAGAAAAGACTTATGGGAACAGTTTTTGGTAGATGGTAAATTTGATTATACCTATAACGAAAGGATGGCAATTCTTCCCTATACTATACAATTACTAAGATCAGATTCTGATACTCGTAAAGCGGTATTACCTATATTTAATGGTAATGGTGAAGATGATACTCTTTATTACCATGGTAATAAACGTATACCCTGCTCAATGTATTATGATTTCCTTATTCGTCAAAATGGTAAAGGTGAGAAGGTATTACACATTTGCTATCACCAAAGAAGCTCGGACTTTGCCCAACATTTCGGTAATGATATCTATTTAGCTTGGAGATTAATGGAATACGTAGCTCAAGAAGTAGGGGTAAAGCCTGGGTATTTATATCATACCATAGATTCATTACATATATACAAAAAAGATTGGCATTTCTTATCTTGTAATTTAGAGGATTTGAAAGATGACTACTAAGTATTCAAATATAAAAGGGTACCCTGGATATTATATATCTAAAAGGGGTACCCTTTTTACTTCTCTTAAAAGGGTAGGAGTTAAAGGGAAAGGCCATGGTAGGAAAGGTACTACTACTGTGATTTCTAATACTTGGAGAAAGAGGTTGGTATCATTAACTTCTAATGGGTATTTACAATGTACTTTGTTTAGAAAGAGGTTTTATATACATAGGTTAGTATATGAAGCTTGGATTGGTAATATACCAAATGGGTATGATATTGACCATATAAATGGTATAAAAACTGATAATCGAGTATCAAATTTAAGAATAGTTTCAAGGTCAGAAAATTTGAAACATAATTATGAGTTGGGTTTTAAGGGTTCTAATTATATACATACCTTTTCTGATAAAGAAAGAAAGCTTATAACTGATGATTATAATAAAGATGGGCTCAGTATAAAGAAATTATCCCTTAAATATGGTTATTCTAGATACTTTATTCATCAAGTATTGAAAGGAGTTAGATAATGGAGACACGGTATACAATAATAAGAAACAAAAGGGAGTTAAAGAAACTCATTGCTTGTTGTAAATCAACTGGTTATGCTTGCTGTGACTACGAAACTGATGGTTCACCAATATATAATAAGAGTTTCAAACCAACTATACTCTCAGTATCCTGGATGCCAGGGTTTGGTGCTTCCATTCCTTTAGACCATTTCGAAACAAAAGATTATACATCTCCAGGGTGGAATTGGAAGAAGATGCTAAGGAAATTTGGGGAAGAGGTTATTGAGAATTATGATATTGTAAAGGTTGCATGGAACTGGAAGTTTGATGACCAGATAAACCAGAAATATCAAATATTCTATAGAGGTACTTGTTTAGATGGTATGCTTGCAAAATATCTACTAAACGAGGAAAAACCTAATGATTTAAAATCAATGGTAAGAAGGTATTTACCAGAGTATGGTAATTATGAGAAGCAAGATGCTTTCGATAAAATACCTTGGGATAAAAAAGAGTTAGACCCACTTTGCCATTATGGATGTCAAGATACAGATTATACTCTTAGGTTAATGATATTCTTTGAAAAGAAGCTGATTGACCTTGGTTTGTACAGTACCTTCAGGAATTTAATTATGTCTGCATCAAGGGTACTCACTTCAGTAGAGAAGAATGGTTTGTATCTAGATAGAGAGTTCAATAATCAACTACTGGAAACATATAAACCAAAAATAGATGCGGCTAGACAAGCTATATATGATTTGCCAAGAGTAAAGAAATTCGAAAAGAAGTATAACCAAGAAAAGATTGATAAATATACTCAATCTATCGAAGCTGAACTTGAGGAGCTAGATTATAATGATCCAAAAGATAAACGAAAGATTGTATCAAGGGAACAGAAAATCTCAAATATCAAGGCTGGTATATTCACAACTAAAAAGGAACAAGAATTGATAAGACCTATTAATTTGGGTAGTTCAGTTGATTTACCTGCATTGATGTATTCGGAAGAAGGTTTTCATTTTGAGGTAATTAAGAATAATGAATCCGGTAAACCAAGTACAGATGAAGAGACTCTTACTAATCTAAGGTTAACCGTTAAAAAACCAGATTCACCTAAGGCAATTTTCCTTGATAGGCTTCTTGAATTACGAGGTTTAGAGAAGATGTATAAAACCTATATAGAGGGTTGGAATGAAAAAGTTCAAGATGATGATAGATTACATGGAAGATTTCTTATTCATGGGACTACAAGTGGAAGATTATCCTCTGCAGAACCCAATGCTCAACAAATTCCCAAGACATCCGTAGACCCCAATATTAAATTACAATTAAAAGCTCCTAAAGGAACCTTATATATTGCTAGTGATTTTAGCCAGGCAGAATTAAGAATTATGGCTCATCTATCTGGAGATGAAACTTATCTTAATGCTTTTAACTCTGGTCAGGACCCTCACTTAGCAATTGCTGCTACTAAATATCATATACCCTATGAAGAAGCTCTTAAGATATATGAGGATGAAAATCATCCAGAACATAAGATATGGAAGGTGAGAAGAAAGCAAGCTAAACAAATTGCTTTTGGACTTATTTATGGAATTGGTGCAAAATTACTAGCAGTAAAACTATCTGACCCAAAATCTGGTATTATAGTTACACCAGAAGAAGCCCAAAAGGAAATGGACATATTCTTTGGTCAACACCCCAAGTTGAAGACCTTCTTGAAGAAACAAGAGAAATTCCTTAGAAAGAATGGGCATCTGGTATCATTATTTGGGAGGAAAAGAAGATTACCACAAATATATTCAAATGATAAGGGAGAAGAAGCTTATGCTTTGAGATTAGCATTAAATTTCCCATGTCAATCAGCAGCATCTGATATGTGTTTATTTGGAAGTATTCTCATATACTACTTAATGAGACAAGGTAAATTACCCTCTACTAAGTCTGTATGTTTGGTACATGATGCTAATTATCAGATTACTAAACCAGAGAATATTAATATTTGGAGTATATATGAGATGTGGCAAATTTATAGGAACCCATTAACTAAGCCATACTTCGGCTTTCAGATAGATGATGTCACAATGGACATGGAGTTTGTTATTGGTAGGTCAATGGCAGAAGAGTTACCTTTTATTCCGGGTTATGATTATAAGAAAATGTTAGAACCTGATTTCTCAGTAGAAGAATATATGGAAGAACATAAGAAATATAAACACATACCTATTTCAGAGTATAAGAAACGTTTTAACAAACAAATGAAGCAATATGAAAAAGATTTTGAACGGACCCACGGTATGGAGAGCTAAATGCCCTTACTGTGATTGTGAATTTGAATATGACTACTCAGAAGTGGATTCACATACTTTTGCAGATTGTAAATTGGTTAAATGTCCTGGTTGCAATCGGTACCTTCATCATAAAGACAATGCTAAATCCACTACAGAAGTAAAAAGAGAGGATACTATGACAATATAAATAATATAAATTTATGAAACTATGGCAAACGAAGAAGATATTTTGAATGCTAACAGACTATCATCGCTAACTTACATGGTAGCTGCTTGCTTAAATTTCTCTATCGAAAATCTTAACCGACAACTAAGGTTATGTAATCTACAATTAGTAGGTAGAGATAAGATGTTATTCAATCGGATTAAAACTCAGATAGAGCAATTACAATCTAATCTCAATATATTAGAGGATTTGGCTTTTGGAGTTATGAAAGATGAAGAGGCAAGATTAGCCTATGAGGATGCTACCCATATCTATTGGGCTTTGTTTATGATACTGGTTGATAGAGGTGGAACCGATAACCTATGCGACTTAAGATTCAAGGCTTTGATTGATAAGATGGCACCCTACAAATCTCTTCTTCATTTGCCTGGTATGGATGTTGCATATAGATGCGCATTTGCTCAGGTATCAAAAGCTATCCAAGAAGGTAAATATAGTAAAGAGGATTTTAAGAACCTATTACAATATGAAAACAGAACTGAAGAAACTAAAGGTTAAATTCGAAGGTAGGATATTAGAAATAGATATCCAAAAAGAATTATCTATAAACGAAAATCTCATCAATTCTCAGCTACGAGAATCTCCATCTAGTTATTATATATTCTGTTCTTTAAGGGATAAATATATTAAAGAAAGGGATGCACTAGCAAGGGAAAAGGACGAAGCCTATTCTTCTGCATGGATTTATATTAAAGAATCTAACGAGAGATTCAACAATGACTACGTATCACATAAAGCAAACGTAAGTCCTAAATATAAATCCATATATCAAAGATATTTGAAGGCAGTAGAAAAGGCTAACAAGTATATTTCAATCTGTAGAGCCTACGAGAGTCGAGAGGGTATACTGAGAACTCTAAATGCCAATCTTCGTAAGGAGAAATAATAACTATAATCAATTACTAACTTTTAAAATATAAGAAATATGAACTATTCATTGACTTTCGTATCTGTAGCAGTAGCTCAGAAATTTAATGAAGAATTGCCCGGTAGTCCAACAGAGAACCGGGTATTGATTTTATCTCCAAAAGAGGTAAATCAAACAAAATCCGGACTCTTTATTCCGGAACAAGTAAAAGAGGGAGTACCTCGTAAGGGAGTAGTAGTAAAATCTGGTATCATCACCGAAGAATATAACACCTATAAGGACTTTGTTGCTATCGGCAGAATTGTTACTTATGGTTTATATGCAGGTAAGGAAATGGAATTTGAAACAGACAAGCTTTCTCCCGCATTGCAACAACTTCTGGAAAAGAACACTCTTACAGTGTTAAGTATGAACGAGGTAATCTATACCGAACCAAACGAGTAATTATTATGATAAAAGACAAAAAGAAAAAGAAAGTATCCTCAGATGGACTTTCTACAAAAGAAAAGATGCTGGCCAGAAAGAAACAGCTGGAATCAAAAGGTAATGGAGGTGGATTCGTATACCCTAAGGAGGGTACTTTAAGAATGAGAATCAAATCTCCAGGTGATGACCAGGAATTGGGTATAGAAGTTATTCAATTCTATTTAGGTAAAGATTTGGGAGGTATTATATCTCCAGCTACATTTGATGAACCATGCCCTTTCATGGAGAAATATCAAGAATTGAAAAATTCAAAGGATGAAGATGACAAGGAACTTGCAAAAACTTTAGTACCCAGAAGAAAATATGTATTGGGCGGTCCAGTATATGTAGACGAAAAAGGTACTAAATTTGATTACGATGGCCAGGATAAGGGAGTTCTTGTTCCACGCTCAGTATATCAGGATATTATTGACCTTTACCTTGATGAGGATGAAGCCGGTGATATGACTGATCCGAAAAATGGATATGATATCAAAATCATCCGTTCTGGTTCAGGTAAAATGGATACTACCTATTCTGCTCGTGCTTGCAAACCAACTAAGTTGGATAAGAAATACCAAGGTACGGTAGATTTGGAAGGTATAGTTCGTTCTCAAATCAAATCCTATGATGAACTTGAGGAAATACTTGCAAAATTCCTCAATGAAGACCATGGGGATGATGACGATGATGCTCCAAAGAAAAAGAAGAAGAAAAAGGGATTACATCGGGACCATTACATGGAAGATGAAAAACCAAAGAAAAAGAGAAAATACAAATCTGATATTTAAGGGTTAGTAAATATGTTTTCATTCGATAAGGTAGTAATTAGATTAATTCAGTTACTACCTTATTTAGTTTAAAGAGATTACATTATGGCAAAGAAAACAAAGGTTGGTTTAAAGGTACCAACGGCAAATGAAATGGCAAAAAAATATGGGAGTATGATTAAGTTAGCTTCAGAAGTTACTGATACTGATTTATATATACCTTCTACTTTTTTTGCCTTGAACTATTTATTCGGTAAAGGTATTCCATACGGTAAAATTGTAGAGATTGCTGGAGAAGAATCCTCTGGTAAATCTTTGGTGGCTTATAACTTTGCTTATGCTACTCAACAACTTGGTGGTCATGTTATATGGGTAGATGCAGAACAATCCTGGATGAACTCCTGGGCAGAGATTAATGGAGTAGACCCTGCAAAAGTAACCATTGTTAATGATACTCGTATTGAATATATTGCAGATGTAGTAGCAGACTTAGCAATATATTTACGTTCTCAATTAACCCACAATGAACCGATACTCTTAGTAATAGATTCTATTGCAGCAACAGACTGTACAGACAATATTGATGCTAAGATGGTTGATGGTAAAGCTGAGATGGGAGGTAGAGCAAAAGCTCTTTATAAATACTTCCGTATCAGAAGCGAATTATTCTACAAACTGGGAGTATCTCAGATTTATATCAATCAGTTAAGAACTGCTCTTAATGTAGGATTCGGAAAAGATAATACAACTACAACAGGAGGAGCTGCACTTAAGTTCTATGCTTCAATCAGGGCGGCTTTCTATTCGGGAAAGTCTGTTACAATCAAACAAAACGGGAAAGATAGAAAGGCAGGTAAGCTGGTAACTATCAGACTTATTAAAAACAAGGTTGCTCCTCCAAGACCCACAATTAGCAAATGCCCAGTATATTTCAATCCTAAATTTCATGAGGTCGGATTTGATAGATGCTATGCTTTGGAAGATGTATTGGTAGATACCGATGTAATCGAAAAAACTACTGGTGGATATAAATTGAAAGGGAAAACTCTTGCAAGAGGGGAGGAGAAATTCCAAAAGCTTCTGGAAGAAGACGATGAACTTCGTAGAAAACTTTTACGGAAAGCTGGGGTAAATACCATAGGTACTACTAAAAAACAACTGGAGAAGATAGAAACAAACCTATTCTCAGTTGATGGTGTAGAATATGAAAATTATGCAGACTCAGATGAAGAGGAGGAAGAGGATGAGTAAGAAAACAATATTATTGGTTGATGGATGTAATTTACTTCATCAAAGTTTTCACAAGTTCGAAAAACTTAAATCTACTGATGGTAAACCAAGTGGAGCAATATTCGGATTCTTCAAATCATTACATATGTACCTTACAAGGTTTGAACCAGATGATGTAGTAATAACTTTCGATAATGGTCATTCACCGGTAAGGATGGAGTTACTTCCTAATTATAAGGGACACAGAAAAAATATATCAGTAGATTATGAATCATTGCAAAATCAAAAGGCAATAATTATGAAGATATTGGGTATGTTAAGAATTCCTTATATATTCGATAAAAGGAATAAAACCCAATATGAAGGTGATGATTTCTTAGCATACCTTGTTATTAATACCTATCGGGCAGAAAAGGTAATCTTGGTATCATCAGATAAGGATCTCAATCAACTCTTAAATAAGAATGTTAGGATATTGAATCCAAGGAAAGATGAGACAATCCGAGTAGATAACTGCAAAGAATTATTCGGTTATCATTCACATGAAACTGTACAGTACCTTGCAATGGTAGGTGATACTTCCGATGATATACCTGGGTTTAATGGTATAGGTCCAGTAAAAGCAAGGAAAATACTAGATGAGTATGGTACTATCTATAAGTTCTTAGAAGCTAAACCCAATAAAGAATATTCTGAAGCTTGGGAAAGGAATCGTAAACTTATTGACCTATTCTGGTTTGTAGATAATGTACCATTGGATTCATTGCCAATCAAGAAGAAAAAGGTATTCAAGTATGAGAAATTCAGAGAACTATGTATCGAGTACTCATTAGCATCCTTTTTAACAAATGAATTTATAAAACCTTTTAAAAAGTTACAAGAATGAAGAACGTAAAGATAATGTATGCAGGTCCAAGTGGAGTTGGAAAGACTACACTTGCAGAGTTTACTCCTAAGTTGTATCATTATGATGTATGTGAAGCTCAACCTATGAGATTCATTTCTGGTAGTGTATCTGAATTGATACCTAAAACCAAAGATATGACCCATAAGGAGATGTTGGAAAGGAATCCAAAGGATTTACTTCTTGAAGATTATCAGATTCTAAACCTTCGGAATAAGTTATTCAAAAATGAAGAGGATTTTGTAACAGATAGAAGCTATCTTGATTCGGCAGCTTACTTTTATTACAAACAATCCCAGAATATCCCAAAATGTGAAATGGAACACTTCTTCGAGATGTGCAAGATGTTACTTAATCAACAATGTACTCATCTAATCATCTTAGACTTCACTACTGCAATGATTAAAGAATGGGTAACAGAGGATAATAATAAAAGGATTGAGAACAATTACTTTCAATTCTTGATATCTTCAATCATGGATAATATGCTGAATATTTGGGGATTCATTCCGGTAGAGGAAATTAACGTACTTTACAGAGGTTGGTTCAAAAGACAACCTCTTGAGTATGGTGCTACTAAAGGTACTATCAAATCTTGTTATGGAGAAACAAAAGTTATTCAGATACGAGAGGCTAATATAGATATCCGAAAAGAAATTATTCAAAGTTTTATCAATGAGTAAAGAAGTAGTATTTATAGATAATATAAAGGGATATCCCGGGTATCATATTACCCGGGATGGTTTATTGTATAGTAGGTACGATAATAAGGGTAGGCTTACTTCTAATACTTGGAAAATTCGTAAGCCTACGATATCTACTAATGGGTATGTAAAATATGGATTTTGTTTAAGGTTTAGAAAAATAAAAACCCAACTCTATGCCCATAGATTAGTAGCAGAAGCCTATATACCTAACCCCAATAATTTACCTGTAGTAATGCACCTGGACGATAATCCTAAGAATAATTCTGTAGAGAATCTTAAATGGGGAACTACTTTGGATAATTTAAGGGATTGTATTAAGAAGGGTAGAAAGGTAGTAAGGAAGAAAATAATATCCTATGTTATCTCGGATTTACATATTGGAGAGTATGGTAAATTTACTAGTAGAACTGAAACAGCTTTCCGAGTGTTAGTAAAGTTATCAAAACTCTGTGTAAAGAATGGAGTTCCCTTATTACACTGTGGAGATTTATTTCATAGTTCTGATAAGATATCTCCGGATTTATTATGTAGGGTTATGGAAGTATTTAACAACTTATCTAAAAAAGACTTTATAATACTAACCATTTCAGGTAATCATGGTAGCCCGGTTACTCATAGAATAGGAGATAGAGAATTTATATCCTATGATAAAGCTATTGTTAAAGCTTTCCCTAACCTTTTCTATTCATTAGATTATGAACACTTTATGCTAAATTATCATAAACATGTAGTTTATGGGATACCGTATATAGATAATAACCTCGGTTTATCGGAGTACATAAAGGGTATTAAACTTAATCCTAAAAAGAAAAATATTCTTTTATTACATACTGATTATCCGGGAGCAAAAGATACCGATGGTAGAGAAATTGGTTCTGTAGAGAATCTTAATGTAAATACCCTAAATAAATTTGATTTGGTGTTATGTGGACATATACATAAACCACAAAGATTATCAAAGAAGGTATATATGATAGGAGCCCCTTATCAACAAAGGAGAACTGATAAAGATTGTGATTTGGGATATTGGGAGTTATATTCGGATTTATCTATGAAGTTTATACCCTTGAAGGGTTTTCCAAAATTCATCGATGTAGAATCAGAAGATGAAATTAAGGATGATGGTAATTATTATACCGTTTTACCTAAGAAAACTAGTAACTTAGTAAATACTAACCATAAAATCACTAAGCAACTTTCTAAGAAAGCTCTAGCTAAAAGATATCTTAAGGAAAAAGGTATAAAAGAAGAAGAGAAGAAGAATCTTCTCATTGATGTACTTAAAAAAGCAGAAGTATGTTGACATTTATGAATATGAACGTTGTAGGGTTCTGTTCAATAGAGAACCTACACATATCATTAAACCCCAGTTGTACCATACTTATCAAGGCACCCAATGGAAAAGGTAAATCAACTATCTTATCGGCATTGGTATGGGCAATATATGGTAAAAACCTAAAGGGTGTATCAGAAGTTACTACCTGGGAAAAGGTAAGACCTAAAGATTACTCTGGAGTAATGGTAGAGGTATACTTTCAGAAAAATGAACATATCTATAAAATCATACGTTGTCAGAAATACGACAGGGTTTTAGAAGATGGAGCTAAAGGTAAGGATAGACTTATATTTCTGAAAGATAATGAGTTAGTGAATGTAAAGGGTAAGAATAAACTCCAAGATACTATTAATGCAGAACTTGGATTATCTTACACTTTATTCATGAACTCGATAATGTTTGGTCAAGGGATTAAGAGGTTAATACAAGAATCAAATGCCGACAAGAAAAGGATATTTGAGGAAGTATTTGACCTTGAGTTCTTGAATATAGCTAAAGGAATAGCTATGCAGGATAAAAATAACCTGTTAGCTCAAGCAAACGAGGCAGAACATCAATCCGAGTTACTTAAAAGGGAATTAGAAGCAAGTAAAGAGGCTTACTTTGATTTACGTGATAGAGAGAAAGGTTTTAAAGAGAAAATCAAATCGGAACGTAGAGAGTTAAAGAAAGACAGGGAAAAGCTAACTAAGTTACTGATTGAAAAACAAAAGGCACTTAAGGATGAAGTAGAAAAAAGTCTTCAGGTTAAAATTAAAAAACATAGTACCTATGTAGATACTCTTAAGTCAAAACTTAGGGATAATAGAATGGTTGCAGAAGGGGTTTCTTTACCAGATTTTGTAAAGAAACTTAAGATACAGTTAGATAAAGGCCACTACAAGCGTGCAAAGGCGAGCGTAGATATTATTTACAATGCCCTGATTAATTCTGATAAGTTACGAGAAGAATATGAAGATGCTCTAGAAAGATTAGATGAGTTGAGAGTTACAAATGAGAAGTATAAGAGACTTCAAAAAGACTGTGAAGATATTGTTTCAGATATGGCCTCTATTGACGAGGATTTGGAAAAGCTTAAACAAGAGAAACTTAAGGTTATGTCTCCTAAGTATAAAAAGAAACTTAAGGAAATTAGAAAGAATCTTCGTAAGGTAGATGAGGATTACCATAATAAGGAGTTAGAATTAAAAAACTACGATTGGTTACTTAATGACCCACTTGGTAATAATGGAATCAAGGCTTATCTGTTTGATTCATCTCTGGATATGTTAAATAGAACACTTGATAAATATTCTCAAGTATTGGGATTCAGGATTGAATTTGGTATAGATTTGGGTACTATTAGAAAAGACTTTTATACTTTAATTGAAAGGGATGGACAAATTATTGATTACAATGAACTATCGGGAGGAGAACGACAACTTTGTAATGTAGCAATGGCTTTTGCTATGAACGAATCTCTAACTGCTTCCAAAGGGATTAATCTAGCCTTCTTAGATGAAGTATTTGAATCTTTAAGCTCAGATAATGTAGAGGTGGTTACATCCTTAATCAGGCATACTTTTGCAAATAAGACCCTATTCCTAATTACCCATCTAGATTCACTTCCATTATCTAATACTAAAATCCTGCAAGTTGAAAAGGTGAATGGCCTGAGTAGGTACCAACTACTATAATGATATAAAATACAATACATCATGAATAGTAAGAAAAAAGGCTCAAGATTTGAATTAAAAATGTCTAAGTGGTTTACTAAATGGACCGCTTATACTTGGAATAGAGTTCCAATGTCAGGGGCTTGGCATTCTAATAAGGATGCTGCTTCTGATATTACTTGTGTAGATGAAAGACATGCTCACAGGTGTAAAATATCAGTTGAGTGTAAAAACTATAAGGAAATTAAATTTGAACACATTCTTTTAGGCAATAAGAGATGTGATATATTGAAATTCTGGGCTCAAGCTTCTAAGGATGCCAAAAGAGCAAATAAGGTACCTATCCTTTGCATGAGGTATAACTCGATGCCCGCAGAAGAGTTTTTCTTTGTTGTAGGTATAGGATTAGGGGATATTATGGCTGAGTATGTTACTAAGGTAATGTATATTCAAATTCCAGGAAATACTCTTATGATATTTATGGCTAGTGAGGTATTAAACGTACCTTACAAATTAATTCATAAGCAAGCTAAGTTAATTCTTAAAAACTCCTAAACCATGAAGAAAAGTACCCCATATTCATATTGTATCTTCTACATCGAAAGAAAGTACTCCGATAGGATTAATCAAGAACTTAAAGAAAAGGGGTATGACCAACTTAAAGCCATTATCCCTACAGTAAATGTATTGAAGAAAACTATAAAAGGTAAGATGGTATTTGAAGAAGTACCGGTATTATTCAATTATGGTTTTATGAGGATGCCTACAGAATTTGCTTTCTCTAGACCTTTTCTTAATAAATTAAAGAGAAACATATCGGGCATTAGAACTTGGTTAAAGAATACAGAGACAATGCACCAAAGGAAAAAGAAAATCAGAATCGATAACTCTGAAGACTTTGATGATTTTTCTTTAGTAGCTACATGCTCAAGAAAGGATGTTAGAAGGTTTAAGAGAATGGCAAAAGAGAATAAGAAATTTTCGGTAGATGACTTGATGAATGTCTCAATAGGAGACTACATCGTACTAAAGGGTTATCCTTATGAGGGTATTGATGCTACGGTATTAGAGGTAGATTACATCAATAAAATGGTAAAGATGCTTTTATATCCTGAAATGGGTAGAATGGAGATTTGGTTACCCTTCGATAATGTTATCTATAGCGTATATCAAAATTACGACCCAGATAAATTATATGCCAACTCTCAAGAGTTTGACCCAAATCAAATAACCTGTGAACAAATCGATAGAGTACTGAATATAAAATCAAGGAAAAGGAAATGAACGAGGCTCAGAAAAAAGCATGGGACTGTCTAAAAGATTTAGAACAGAAATCCTTATTCCTTCAATTATCAGAAAACAAATCCTCATGGGAAGCTGGTGAAATTTTAAAATTGTCACATTACAAGTATCTAGAAGTCCGGGAAAGGTCAGAAAAGTTTTTTAGATTATTCTCGGACTTTTTTGAGAAACACCCTTCTCTATTTCGACCAGATTGTCCATGTGAGAGAAGTTTTCAGGATTATATTGAAGGTTGTCTAGAAAGAAGGTTAACTAGAAAAGAAGCAATGATTTACATTGGTGATTCAGTTCACTTACTTTCTAAAGTAACTAACCGTAACATAGAAAGAAATATGAAACGGTTAAGAGAATCAGATGATGAGTGGGATAAAGACACTGCTCGTATAGTATTTGAATTTGATAGATGGAACAACTTTAGGATATTGCCTAAGATGTTACAGCAACCCTCTGCATTCAAGAGACGAGCAAATAAGAAGGACAAGATATATATCAAATATCTTCTTAACCGTATCCCAGAATGGATGCACACTAAATTAAGAGAAAGGTTTAAGTATAAAGTAAAACCCGGTAAAAAGAAATACTGGGTATGTTTGATATCAGAAGAATTATATACAGATGGCTACTTATTATTGCCCGTAAGACCTTTGCAAGAAGTTATTGATGAATTTAGTAGATTCTATATGTACGTATTTCCTACTAAGGACGATGCAGATACATTTGGTTTTATGGTATCCAAGTTTATGATTAAAACTGGTAGTGTAAGGCTTGGACAAGGATTCTGGCCTGAATACCGATGCTGCATTGAAAAAGCATTGAACTATAATCAAGTGAACAACATAGAATTCTCTGTTAAGAATTTAGACATGGCCTACAACCCTCATAAAACCAAAAGGGAAAAAAAAGCTAAATCTACCGGAGCCAAACGTATCGAGGATACCTCGGCTTTTTATAAAAAAGATTAGAAAAGTATTTTTATATAAAATATTTATTCTTATATTTGCAGAAAATTAATGAAAACAACAAATTTAATATAGATATGAAAAAGAAAAAGAATAAACCAGCACCTTCTAAAGAGAAAGCCAGTTTCCTTGGTCATGCAGGAAGAAACATGACCTACAGGGATTTAAAAAGAAAGGCTGTCATATTGGGAATGCCTTTTCCTGATGCCTGTGCTGCAGGGATATTCGATTTAATTGGTTATATCGAAAGGTCAACCAACAAACCAGACAAATCATTAATTGACCAATATGATGATTGGATGGATAAACAATTAGAGAACATAGGTTATTCAAAGGATGACCCATTAAGAAGTTCAAAGTTAAGGCTTGGGTTTCTCGGAGAAGAAGGAGAAAATGGGAAGAGGAGAAATAAAAGAGTTCCCGGGATAAAGAAGCCAAGAGAAAAAAAGCCACCGAGAGAAAGAGATGAATTTAATCTCATCAAGGGCACAAAGAAATCTTATGTATGGTCATTAGTTTCAAAGGGTTATGATTTGGATAGAGTAACTCGGAGAATGAAAAAGAAATTCCCGGATGCAAATGATAAATCGATAACACTTTGGTTTAGAACTGCAAGGAGAAGTATAAATGGTAAAGTTAAAGGAGAGTAGCAGGGAACCCATAAGGTCAGATAGATATTACATTTGGACTTGGAGACCAGATACTACCAATAAGTATATTACCGAAAAGAAATTATATCGGAAACATCTTACTGGTATACCCTACTTTACTAGATACCAAATAAAAAAGACTCTTACTTACATGTATGGAGTTGATGTTCTTCAATATATTCATATCATATCAGGTAGGAAACTCATTAGGCTGGGCATAAGACAATTATCAGATATGAATGGGAAGTTATTAAAACATGGTTCTACTAAATTCTGGTATAAGGGTAAATTGGTTAAGGCCAGAAAATTTATCATACCTGACGAATATAAATTAGATAAACATAGAAGACGAAGGTTCATGGTTCAAATGCACCGGGTCTTTAAAAGTAAAGGGAAGGAGGCATTCAATGAAAGGTACTCACAAAAACTCTATGGACAACGGGAAGGCATATCTCCCCAGTATATCCGGAAGAAGAGAATACAAATCCGTTCTGCTATCTTACAGGATTTACAACAGGCTAAGTCAAGAGGAAAAGAATACATATAATATTCTATCATTACAGTATCCACCTTTGGTAGGTTCATTGGCCCTCTATCTAAGAAAGAAAATGAATATCCCAATGCAGAAAGTACTATTTATCAAAGCACAAAGGGATATGATAGATATCTTTTATCAAGAATCCTTAAACCATTTGGGATGGGTTCCTAAAGAAAGACATCTGGTAAAAGCTTTAAGATTTCAAGGGTTTACTCCTGCAAGCAAATATAAGATGCGAAGCAAATATGCCTACATCATGACCAACAGGATGCTAGAAAAAGAATATTGGGTATTTCCCATGAGACTAGCTGATAACTATAAATCAATGCAAAATCCAAAATACAAATTTTATACAGAAGTATTTGGTAAGGCAGGTATTCCAGGTATAACTAAAATTAAATACAGTAATGGAGACTAAAAATAAGGTACCGGAAGTAAAGGTACACCAACCACTAAATCCATTCATGGGTAAAACCTTTAAGGTATTAACCTATAATGATGGTGACCAGGTAATTGATACCGAAACCGTAAAGATAGAATCTCAAGAGGAGTTAAAGACCCTTCTAGGAGAGATAAAACAATATAATTCTGAATATGCTTACCTAAGTAATTCGGAAAGGAAGTATAAGAAACTTATAACAGAGTGATATAATTATTGATTATTAACATTTTAAACATTACGAAAATGGCTAAGAAAAAAGAAACCAAGAAAGAGTTGAAAGAAGTATCTCGTAAAGAGATTAACGGTGCAACCATTATCACCTACGAAGATGGTTCAGTAAAGATTATCCCGGCTCCTATTGTACTCTCTGCCGAAGAAGCTACAGACCTTTTTGGTTCTGAAGATGCAGATGATGAGGAAGAAGAGGAAGAAGAGGAAGAAGAAGACGATGATGACTCGGATGATGAAGAAGATGAAGATTCCGATGAGGATGACGATGACTCTGATGAAGACGAGGACGAAGACGACGAAGATGATGATGACGAAGATGAAGAGGGAGAGGAAGAGGAAGAACTGACCGGTGAAGACCTTGCAGAAATGGACTTCGAAGAATTGGAAGATGTCTGCGACGATAAAGACCTCGAAACTGACCCGGACGACTTTGAAGAAGAAGACATCGAAAAACTTCGCAAGGCAATTGCCAAAGAACTCGGTCTCAAATTGCCGGCAGCAAAGAAAGAAGCCAAAGGGAAAGGCAAGAAAGGGAAGAAATAATCTATTATCTTTCAAAGGTTACGAAGGTTGGGCTAAAGCAATAGCCCACCTTTACCAGAAATCTCATTCTATTAATTAAATAAACTAAAAGTTATGGCAACTAAGAAAAAAGAAGACTCTAAGAAAAAGGGTACAGAGAAAGTAAAGGACGAAGCTAAAGAAGCAAAACGTAAGGCAAGAATGGAAGCCTTGAAAAATCGTCCTGCAGAACAACGCCCCAACAGCAAACAGATTGATGTTATTAAAATCAATGAAAAATCCGAAGTTCGCAATTATGGTTATGCAGTAAAGAACAAAGAAGGCTATCAGGGAGTAGTGGTAACATCGGTTCTGGTCATCGAGGGAAAACCCACAACCACATCAGTGACTTTCGTTCCGGGTAATTTAACCGTTAAGTCTAAAAAGGGACACGGAATCATTTGCAATCCGAAGTCTAAAAAAGACAAAGAGGAAGCAGGAGATTCCGAAGATTAACAGACTTATATAGCGAGTACATCGCTAATGGTTTGCATAGTTTATTAGTATTTCAAAAATTACATTGGAAGCCAATTGCCTGGGATAGGTAGTTGGCTTTATTTATTTTAAGGCCTATGGAATCATACAAAAAGGATATCAGAAAGAATATTACTATCCTCGCATTGGATAATCTTATTCAGAATTATACTAATGCACTAGAAGATAAGAATATGAACCCTCCCTTATCAAACGAAGAAAGGGAATTAGCTGATTTAATAATTAAAGAGGCTAAAGAGATGCTAACGGAAATTGCTGTAGAAAATACTAACCATATAATACCGAGACCAAAATGGAAATGACAGTAAGAGACATTATTCAAACTCTACAACAGTTAATTAAGGATAGAGACTTCACTATCTATCAATTACAAGTTGCTCAGAGACAAGGTAAGAGAGGATATGCCCAAAAATATGCTATTCACTTAAAGTATGTTAAGAATCGGATTAAAGACCTCTCTGATAAATTAGAGAAGAAACTAAAAGGCACTATCTCTACCGTTAAGTACTGTTATCATAACGGATGTGGTGGATTGGTTACTGTAGAACAAGAATTTGTGAATCTATCTGAACAAGAGATACGAGATATAATGGAAGTTCAGGCCATTATACATAAAATGGATATAACTATCCTAGAAATTAAAGAAATCTCCACTCAGGTTAGGATTATATAACTATGGATAATTACTAAGGAAAATTTTAATCCACTTAAAAATTAAAGACATGAAGAAAGACAAGAAGAAGGCTAAACCGGTTAATAAGACTCCGGAGCTTTCAAAAGCAAAAAAGGCATTGGATGCTTATCTTAAAGAAAACAAGTTGGACCCTCAAAAGGATTGGACCAAAGACAAGAAACACGGTAAGAAGGTTACCGAGCTTGTTAACAAGCTCAACAAGGAACGGGACAAAGTCGCTGCCGAATATCCTGAAAAGGATTTGAAGAATGAGGCTAAACTCGTTAAGATGAAAGAGAAGAAGAATGCCGAAAAGACTGAAAAGAAAAAAGAGAAGAAGGAAAAAGCTTCTTCAGGTAGAACGGTAACGAAATACGATTATCCTCTCATCGATGGTCGGGAAATGACTTCCGATGAAAAGAAAAAATATCGTACCGAACAAAGAAGACTAGCTGCTGGCAAAGCTCCAAAGGAAGAAAAACCGAAAGAGGAGAAAACCAAAAAGGTAAAGAAGGAAGAAAAAGAGGTTCCGGCAAAGAAGGACAAAAAGGCCAAAGACAAAAAGAAAAAGAAGGCCGTCAAAGAAGAGGATTAATTCCATAATCGATATAAATATTCGTTAATGATGTAAAGGCCTGAGTATTCCCATAGTACTTGGGCCTTTTTCTTTTAAAAGATTAAATACATGGAAGAAAAAGTATATAAACCCAAACTTCGTATCACAACTCTCGAGGAAAATGGCTCCTACATTCAAGATAGATTGGTAGATGCCTATACCGAGATGAATTCAGGTCCCAAGGTACAACATAATGGACCTATAAGAATAGAAGTTACTCTTACTTGTAAACACGATGTAGAGAACTTTAAGACTTACTTAGATAGATTGGTAGGTAACCTACCTATCAAAGAACAATCAGCTGGAAGAGGTAGACCTTCAACTGGCAGTAAGCAATTAACTGAATCACCCAGAGAAGACATATTGGCAGATGTAGAGAAAATGGTGAATGAAGGAAAGAGCCAACAAGAGATTATTAAATATTTAAGGGAATTAGGATTTGTCTTTATTCTTACAGAAGACTTTCTTTTTCACTTTCCAGGATTTGAGTTCAATATTAAGGACGTGGGAGAAGCAACAGACAATAAACAATATCCGAATTCGTACTCTTGGATGGCAAGATGTATCAAACGAGCAAAGGACCCCAAAGCAGATAAATTTGACCCAATGGTCATCTTCGGTTTCAGCATCCTTGGTGGACCCTCGAAGAAAATTATTCCATACCTATATAAGGAAAGAAAGAAACCGTTAAGGGCCTCTGTTGGTAAAAAGACCATCTCCTTCTCTCAAGCAGAATTCACCAAGTTCCCCAAATATCAACTTGAAGAAGAACGATTAAAGTTCTCTGCTGAGATGAGGCAATTGATGACCAACCCAGAAAAGAAGCCTTCAAAATTCTTTTTACGTTGGGCACCAGATGTACTGTTATCTCCTAATGCCTATGAGTCTCTTAAGAGATTAAATATTAAGTTTGCAAATGACCACCCAAAAGGATAACCTATCTAGGTTTACCATACTAAAGATCCTCAACCTCAGTTTATTATAAAAGTGTATTATTATATAAAATAAAATTCTTATATTTGTATAACGAAAAATTTAATAAAATGGATTTAGAAACCAAAGAGGTAGTAAAGAATATTGCTCAGATTCAAATTGAGGCTCTTACTAATATCCTTAACAACCTGGATAATACGGAACCCGATTTACTCAGAAAGTTATTACAGATAACCGATGACGATATTAGGGAATCATTAATTGCCCACATCCAGGTTTACAAGGAAATATTGGAAATGCCTCAATTGATAAAAACCTTACCTGAATACCAGTTATTCGTTTGCTCCCACATTCTATTCAGAATGGAAGACGAATGGATACCGGACAATTCTCAAGGAGTATATGGGACATGGGCTTTACTCCAAACGGAAACAAAGAAATTCCATCCGGAACTAACACTAATATTTTAATTTAATTATGGACAAGAACGAATATTTAGAAGCAGTTGAATTGAACACTGGAGTTGAAATGATTCCTTGCGAATCATCTAACATTGAAGGCTATGGCTATGACTCCAAGAATAAACAGTTATGGGTTGCTTTCAAAAACAACAAAGTTTATCGTTATGATGGTGTACCTCACGAAGTCTGCAACGAATTACACTTAGCAGAATCCAAGGGTAAATACGTTTCTTCTAACATCAGGAATAAATTTAAAACTACAGGCTATGAACTCAGGTTTTAAAAAATTACCCATCATAGGGCTAGCAGGATTTATCTTAATCGGGATAGCTTTTGGCTCAAAACCTAAAGCTACATCGAACGAGGCAAATCCTGCTTCGTTGTTCTGGGCAGGTTTACCTACACCAGAATCTCAAGGTTATAATATAACCTTTGAATCGGAACCTAATCAACCCAAATCATTGAAGGACTCCATTAAAGAGATGGCAAATAGGTTGGGTAAAAGAATCTACGAATATATTGTAGAAACAGAAATAATCCCAGAGAATCAAATCTATCAGATAAGTAATTCTGGATACCAGCAATATGAAGTAACTAGAAAGGGAGTAGGTTATTCCTATACTGTAGTTAAATTTTATACAGATAAGAAACTAACCTATCAGGATGCCATTAAATATGCCGAAAGACATCCAGAACATTGCATACCTATAATTCCTACACCTAAAGAGAAAAGCGAACTAGATTATTACAACGAGAACCTGGACGAATACCTTTCAGACCCAGAGAATGAAATCGATTTTGTACCAGAGATCTTCGACTTCTTATCTGATTAACCTCAGCTATTGAAAAATAAATAATAAATTTGTTTGCTATTAAAAATAAAGTTCTTATATTTGCAATGTGATAATTAATTAACTATTTAATCATTTTAATATAGACGTTATGAAAAAGAATGAATCAAAGGTTGCTAACCTTATCAGTAACAAAGTTGCTCAACAGTTAGAAGGAATTAAGGATGCTACATCCAAGTCTAAAACTCCCAAAGCCAAAAAGACTAAGGCTCAATTGGTAGAGGCATCAAAGGATGCTGCTAAGGAATTTGCCGATGCCAAATTGGTTCCTCTCAAACCAGAAGACCCAACTCCAAAGGGAAAATCCAAAAAGGAACAGGTTATCAAGGAAGTCGAAAAACAACAGAAACCATCCATTATCGAAAAGGTAATCTCAAATCGGGAAGTAAAATACGTATACCCAGAGGATATCACCGATACTCTGGCCCGGAAGAAATGGAGACAACAAACTCGTAATGAACTCCATAGACTTGAACGGGAAATGTTCCGTATCAAGGACCAAAACTCCAAAGAGTTCAAGAAAGCTGCTAAAGCTTATGAGGACTTTCGTAATAAGGTTCTCAAACCAGAACAAGTTGCATAGATATTATCTTTCAAGGAAGTCATGCTTAGTTCATTAGGTTTACCAGAGCCTCCCGGATTAAGTTATGGCTTCCTTTCACCATTAATACCAGTATAATGGATTATACTATATTCTCCGCAAAGGAGATGTTAAAGCAGGACAAGGAATTAGTGGAGTTACATAAGAGATGCGTAAAAACCTATCTAGTACAACGTTCACTAAAGCATACTAAGATTAAGAAGTTCTTTATTGTATACGACTGGTATATTAATCCCAGTAACGTGAGGAATTTCTTTTTCAGGCCAGTACATTTATTTGTGCAGGCATTACTCTTGGGACAATTAGACGAAATATCAGATTACATAGAAAAAGACAACAATGGTAAGAAACGTAAGAAAAGAAGACATAGAAAAGGTTGAGGTAGAATACATCAAAGGTAAATACCAGTATAAAAAATCCTATGGTACCATCAGTAGAAAGAACCATAAAATCCTTTTCTCTGGTCCAGTAGTTGATTTACAACCTGCATTAGAGAATATCCGGTTATTGGTAAGGACTCCAGAAAACCGAATCTCTACTGAATCTCGGAGAAAACTAAAGGCTCTTGAAGAAAAGGCTTCTAACCTTAATAACTTCAAGGACCAAGGTATAACCCACATAATCATATACAGATGTTTGGAAATATAGTCAAGGACCTATACATAGGTAAATCAAAGTTGATAATAAAATGTAATCAAAGAGAATTACCTCAAACCACCTTAGTAATGGATGTATTACAACCTACAGGTTTTACTGGTAATATGCCAGATTATGGTACTTATGGTAATTTACTTACTACCGGTGAGTTTGAAATAACCCCTGTGATGCCTAAACATAGACTTTATGTTACGGGTATACCAAAAGGGGCAATCCTTGATAATTTTCGGATTAGAAGGGTTTATTGGTCCTCATACTATGAGGATGATATAAGGGGATACTTATTTCAGATAACTGATGAATATCCTAAGTTGATAATTGCAAAATAAAGTTATATGGAAGCAATAGATTATGTTAAACAGTTTAAACTCGACCAAGAGAATTATGACTTTAAAAGGGAAGAGTTTATTTCCGAACTTGGTAAAGAGTTTCTAGAATATTGCCAAACGACTACCATTGGCATTAACTCGGAGACCAAGCATATATATTATTACCGGTTCAGGGAAATAGTAAAGAATTTCCAAGAGAAGTTCTGGAGTATTTCAAAGCTAAAGATAGGAGAACCATTCTCGGAGAAGTTATGGAATGCCTTCTTTGCAACCCAGGTAGTTCCTTTAAGGAAAAAGTTATTCCCCGATATTCAGAAATTTATTGAGGAAAAGAAAAGGAATAACCTTGATAAACAAGACAAATTACCATTGGACCTTAAAAAAGGCAATTATGGCAAAAGAAATCCTAGACCTACACGGAAATAAATTTAAGGTAGGAGATTATAAACTTAGCCTTGAAATTCCGATAGGTAAATGTAATAAATTAATATTCACCCGGGACCGCATCTCGGGTGAAACCTTTAATTTGTTTGTGAAAGGTAAAATCTATAATGCCTATTTCTATAACCTTAGCATTAACTGTTATGTATGTTATAAACTAGAGCTGGTAGGTTATGATGAATCTAAAGATATAAGAAAGGCTTATTTGTATGGCAAAAGAAGATAAAATAGTAAGATTCCCACGTCCTCTGGGTACTACAGCAATGATACTCGAATATCAGAAAAGTGGTAACCCAGAGGATTTGATTAAGGTACAGAATTACCTTATTAATCAATGGCTTTTGGGAAATGGAGTTCTTTGTGGAGTGACCTATGATATCAATTCATTTTCTAACCGATTAGGGATTGATACAGAGTATGTACGTATCTTTATGAGGGATAGATTACTATCCTCTAAGATTTGGGATAGAGATAAACAAGAAGAATTATTACAAGCATTAATGGGAGAACAACTAGCATGGGCTTTAGAAGACCGTATGGAAATCTCTCATCAATTGCAAATATTAAGGGATTCCCAGGGAGGCAAATATACTCCATTTATATCTGCTGAGGTAAATAAGACATTGAAGCTTAAACTGGAATCCTCTACATCCTTGCAATCTATTATCCGTAATCTTACAGGAGGCAATACAACCAATATATTCAATCAGTTCAATCAACAGAATAACCTTGGTGCTCCAGTAGATACCATCTCCATAGAGGAGGCCAGAACCATTGTATTAGAATCTCAGAAGGTTCTATCTAAGACTGAAGAGGCTAAACTATTAGAAGAGAAGTATGACATCAATAGCCTACCAGAAGTAGTAGCTACTAAGCAAGAAGGAGTAGATACCTCTAAGGAAGGTCTTAATCTGAATAAGAAAGAACTTAATCAGATTACTGATAATTATAAGGCTGCAATGGAAGTATCCTCTAAAGAGCATCATGAATTGCGTAGGGAGATAGAAATGAGGATTGACCCAGATGAGGAAGACCCAGAAATGGATAGGTATTTGGATGAAGATATAGTTGAGGCAGAAGAAGTTCCTTCAATTGCATCCTCATTCCTTAACAAAAGACGATAACTAAAGAGGCTACCTACTATTGGTGGCCTCAGTTGTGTATATATGGATTTGCATATTAAAAATAAAAGAATTATATTTGCATATCAATTTTAAAATAGACAAAAATATGGAAACATTCAACCAAGAACACAAGGAGATTAAGATTAAGAACATTAATCAAGGTACTTACTTTAGACTCAAACCCTCGGATACTGCACCCGTATGGGTCAGAGGAGAATATAACCGTTTAGCTGGTAAATACTCCTGCTGGAAATTCGATGATACTAATCATGAAAAACTCATGAAAGGTTCTCAAACCGTATATATTAACTTTACATTTTAACAACATGTTCAAATTCTTCAGAAAGAAAAAGAGGGTTAGAGTTATCAAATGCTCTAACCTATTTAAACTACAAAAGATAGAAGGCTTAGATAACTCTTATAACATTACCATTAGTAGTTATCTTCAAGATTTTCAGGTTAGAGTACAATCAATTCTTAATGAACTCCATATCTATGATGACCGAGTATGGATAGAAGCTTATAGAGAATATCAGAAAAATTACAAGGTATACGATATAGTACCAGACCTATTACTTTATAAGATACCAGTATTATTTGCTTTATCCTATCCAGAAGTAAAGACTAAAACTGATAAGAATTTTACCTTCAGATACTATATCCCAGATCAATCATATTATAAGGCTCTACCAGATGAGTTCAAATTGGATTGGATTGAGGATGAATTCAAAACCCTGTATTCAAGGATATATGGGTATCTACCAGAAGGAAAGATAACAGTAGATGAATATATACAGATTATTAGGTTCAACTATTGTAAGAACTGGGACATCCTTAGGAGTAATCCATCCAGTATTCATAATTACTTTGATGAATGTATGGCTATCATCATGTCATTCATAGATGAAAATTGCCTGGTAACAGTATCTAACATTATAGAAAGATGGGCTGAAGAAATACAAGAGAAATTATTAACCCTTATTAAAAATAACAGAGATGAACAAATTTAGATTCAAGGTATCTACCATGTTAGAACAGGTAGAAGAGGATTACATTAAATTCGTGGGAGATAATTATGGTGTAAACCGAGATGAGTTTCTTAAAGACTTCAGAGCCAAACTTAATCTCGAAAGTCATCGAGCGTTTACAGTACATGCTGAATTAATCGAATATGAACCAAATCGTATCATTATTCAGACTTCTAAGTATAATACCATTGCTAAGGAATACAACAACCATTACCTTTGGGTATTTACTAGCAAGGGAGACAAGAAGTACGACTGGGACTTAAACAGATTCCAGGCTCTACCTCAGTAATTATTAGATAGTTTATTAATTCTTTTGCAGATATAAGAATAATATTTATATTTGTATTGAATTAATAAACTATTAAAATTTTATAACCATGTCAAAGTATTACTTATCTATCGAACAAAGAGGAGGAATCATCAATCGTATTCCTATTAAAGAAGAAGACCCAGATATGCAGGGTATCCTTGATACCCTCATTAAAATGTACAGAATCATAGAGGAAGTTGCTCCTGAGGACCCAATCGATTATGAGGTCTTAATCGATACAATAATCCTTAGAATTGACTGCCTTTATATTGAGACAGTAGAAACTTACGATGGAGGTTTACAAGAAATTCGAAAACAAATACCTCTTGGAAATACAGACCAATGCGTAAGAAACCTATTAGATATCATTAAAGATAAAAAAGGCACTGAGAAAGCTGCCCAGGAATTAGTAGAAGCTTTACAAGGAAGCTGGGCTATAGAAGAGAAAGAAGGGCCTATACCACCCAAATATGTTGACCAATTCCTTACCCAAGTTATTAACTTAGTCTGGTCAAAACTTAAAGATTAGTGTACTCCTATCCTCAGCCGTTTTAAAAATAAAAGAATATTATTTTGTAGTATAATATAAAATTATTATATTTGTACATCAATTTAAAAATAGACGAAAATATGGAAATAACAATATCTAAACCCTCTATCCAAAACCTGGAAGAGGTACTTAAAAGGTTCATTAATAATAAGAACACTTTCTCTCTTACAGAAGAGGAAAAGGAAAACCTAAAGGACAACCTATTTGAGTTACTCAGTAAGGTATATGATAACTACCGACTGGCTTGCATTGATATCAATCAAATCTGGGTATATGAAACCTGCTACTATACTTTCACATTCGAAAGCTTGGTAACAGTAGACAGACTAAGAGAAAACATCATTGCTACTGGCTGCGTACGATTTATGCAGAACTTTACCGATGGTGATGGACGATTTATATCGTTCACCAAACTGGACAGAAACAATGGGATTTATCAACTTAACTTCAGAATATCATGAACGAACAAGAATTAAAAGAACTTGCCTTACAATTGCATAAGGAACAGATACAAGAATATCCCTGGGTCTCAGCAGACCCAGAGGATGCTGAATCCTATATTAGGACTTATGGAGATACTAATGTACACTTGTACTACGATTATTTACTTGCTAATGGAATAGGAGAAGTGGAGGAATAATTATGAAAATCAGAGCTATTTTAGAAACAGAAACAATGGACCCTGACTTCAGGGAACCATTCTTAAATGGGATGCCATTTGACATTACCGAGTCAACCTTTGATAGAATTGTACGCTATGCTTCTGGATGTACAGATGTTCAACAACCAGATATAATTGCCATGGTTATTCAACATTCTTTGGAAAACCATAAAGAGTTATCAGAATTACTTGACAGATGTAATCATACTACACAGATGAGAGTACTTATACCAGTACCAATCTCTTCAATTACCTTTATCAATCAGTACCAAAATACTCTTAAAAGGGCATTAAAAGAGAGAATCAAAGGAACACTGGATGGCCTATCAAAAGAACAACGTGCAGAACTCCTTAATGAGGTACTTAATGAAACTCTAAATGAGGATTCTCTTAACGATGATTAACCAGTTGTTTTCATATCTATCCTAGAGGCCAGGCTCTTAGTTAGATTAGAGTCCTGCCTCTACCTCAGTTATATTTGCATATTATTTATTTTATTCTTATCTTTGTAGTGAAATAAAAATTTAAGTATTATTTAATTTTAAAATAGACAACAACATGGTTAACATCTACAAACTCACCAACCTACTGGAAGCTGGGATGACAATATTCCAACTCAATCAATGGAAAGAAGAAGGTATTTGGTATCCAGTTACCCAATACAAAAAGGCCTCTACCGAAATAGAGGTAGTAACCAATCTATTTGTACCCGATGCTAAGAAATTTCATATCCAGTTATTTGCAAACTGTGACCCTGAAGAAATTCAGGCCTGGGATGAACTTCTTGAAAAAAATCAATGGAAACTTTACCCATTACTCAGGGATCTCATGAATATATTTCTCCCATCCCCTGAATCTGAATATCAATTCTTTTATACTAAGTTCCCAAAGGGTTTTATATCAGTAATTGCTCAACCAATATAACCCAATGAAACCTAATCTTGTCCTGATACTGGTATATGGGAGGAATATCCTAATTATGGGTGCCTCCCAATACCCTACTAGTGAAATAGAATTAACTTATGAGAATACTAATTGCTTAATATTAATGATATGCTAGTACAAGGGAAATTTCTTATATCCTTCGATGTACAAGGAATAGGGTTTTGCGAAGAATTAATTATAGCCTACAGGACTGAGGAGCTAACTCCGTATCTTAGGTACCCAGCAGTTAAGCTTAACCCCAATCATCTGCACGTATATCAAACTAAGCAACTCTTAAGAGAACTTCTAAGAATGCCTTATACAGATATTCAAATCATAGATTTAATACCCTTATTATGATACAAATACTCAACAACCAATATCCCATAGGATGGGAATGGATAGCCAATATACCATTATCTCAAATGAAATTCTTCTATGATTTAATGGCTACAGTAACGGATAATACAGATATCTATTCCTCACTACAATGCGAACGTATGGAATCTTATCCATACCTTATAACCAAAATCCTTTGCGTTGACCGAATAAAACTCGCTCAGTTCCTAAATGATGACCAAGGATATGAAGGAGGAGTCCAATATCATATCAAATGGATACTTGCAACTAATGTATTACATTGCACTGATTTTGATGAATATATGGCCCATATAAGGGAAATTGAAAAGCTCTTCAAGATTGACTCTCGGAGCTTATGAAGGTTAATACCAGTTATTGCAAATATTATTTATTATTCTTATATTTGCAAAGTGAAAAGTAAAAATGTATTTAATCAATAAAATTTTAAAATTATGGACACATTAAAATTCACCTCCATCCTTGCATATCTCATTGCACAAAACCCATTTCACATTGTTTCTCTCCAAGGCCAATTCCCTATGTCACATGCTCAAAACACATATTACTTCGAAATTGCTGAGGATGACCCACATTACGAGGAGATATCGGATTATTCACTCGAAATGTTCTGGGTATATACCTATGCCGATAAGGAATCCCTGGAACTTGACCTAATGGAAATCCTCAATCAAATGGATTTGCTCAGAGGCTGCGATGACCAATACTTCGATTATAACGTAGACGAAGTAGACATGGTACTCTACGGTGCAACTCTTATCCTTGAACAGGAAAAATACAAACCACTTATCATGGAAAAATTCCAATACTACAAGGATAATTTCAACGAGGAAGAACATGCCGAGGAAATCGAATATTACCTTAACTTTCTCGAAAAACCAGAAACTCTTTACACTTTCACTGAAAATACTATCAACTTTCTCAAATCCCTTATCAAATGAGAACTAAACTTATAATCCTAACATCAATTGCCATGGCTCTAGTAGTCATGGCATTCCCAACTAATAAATTTCAACCTAAAACAGTATGGGAACACTACTGCAAATATACATTGCACATACATCCATCACAGGCAACCGAGGAACAATATGATTACTTCCTTGATTGCTGGTCAGGAGATGACGAATACCAATATCTCTATGACTACTACGAGAACAAATACCCAGAATATAACCAACAACTAAAACATTACGGAAAATGAAACTAAAAATCACAACCTTAGTAATCGTAGAAGAGGGCCAAGTCCAAGATATCTACCATTCATTAGAGGATAACCAAGACAAGGCTTATGAGGAAATCATAGACCAGGTAAATGCCGAATACGGAGACGGAGGAGTACTACAATTCTATTCCCTACAAGGTATCAAGGAGTACTTCGAACACGTAACCATAGAGACTCAAGAGCTTACATCAATCGGATTCAAAACAGCCATCCTAAACAGAGAAACCAAATGAAAAAGAAACCCAAGAACCAAGTATATATACCTCACCAGGATAAATGGAATGAACATTTTCCTACTCCAGGTAAACCAAACCCCAATTACTACACAGACTCAGGTGCAACCTTCAACAAGCACCTACGTACCCAAAACAAATTAAAACAGAAAAGGAAATGATTACCATATATCACATACTCAAGGCAATAGGGGCAATATACATTACCTACCAACTGATACAGAACGAAAAGCGATACACCAAATATAAATCTACCCACCCCAACACCAAAAGAAGGAAATACCTATTCATATTAGAACAACTCCTATGGATACTAAACCTAATAGCCTATTACATAATCCTACACATAATCCAATACTACTAACCCACCCCACCAAACAAAAACAAATATTAAAATAAATACTAAAGCCCAGTATAAAACAAAATCATACTGGGCCTAACTATGTAACACATAACCTAACTAAGATACACCTAATAACCTTCAACCTAATATAATACTAATCAATATACATAATACAATCTACAATTAGGGGCCTTCCGGGGGTCGGAAAAATTTGAGGTAGGGGATCTGGCAGAGGCTTCCACTATACAACACCACTACTCTATAGCTATCTAACACATATGTCTCAAGGTCCTAAGGCTATATAACCAATTGCCTAAAAGGTACCTAATAAAGGCCTTTTGGGGTACCTAAATCCGATAAATCCTAGACCCCTAATGGCCGCTTTTTATATAAAATTAGGTACCTTTTTTGTCGGATTGGGGCCCCTAAATTTAATAAATCCGAGGTAATTTTAGGCCATTCAAGGTACCTAAAAACTAGTAACTATGTTATTAATGGCCCTTGTAATTAGTTAAAAAGAAACTTTAGATTGCTAGAAGAGATACTTCTTTTGAGAGAGTACTGATAGAGAGATACGTAATATTAGTATTAGAGCTATAATACATTATCTATTATGGGCCTCAGTAGGATTTATAAAAATTGATTAGGATTTGCATATCTAAAATATTATATTTATATTTGCAATGTGATAATAAACAAGAATATTAATTTTTAAATCCTATATCCTATGCGTAGTATTAAACCCAACTTAGTTAAAACTTGGTTCACTAAAAACCAGGCAATCCTAAACATTGATTCTCAGGTAGATGAGAAAGGAGTTCTTGAGTATCTTTCCTTCCTAATAGACGAAGGGTATCTACACATCCCAGAATTTACCTTCAAGGCATATAATTGCTCAGAACTAGCTCCCGGTCGTATAGTACATAATTTCTATTATGAACTTTCTAATAGAACTCTTACAGGAGCCCAAATAAACTCTATACTTGCAGAATGTCCTTTACTATTCGATGATGGTTCTCAACCTAAGCCTGCATATACCGCTTATCTGGGTTCATTATACATTACCATTATTGCAGAAGTCTAATCGCTAACTTAGGTACACCTTAAGCCCATGCCTATCTAAGGTACTGGGCTTTTTCTTAAGCCTTTCTATGTAGGCCATCATGGGACTTACTAAGGCTTACCATAGGCTTAACTACAGACCTATAGGCCATAGTACTCTATAGACTCCATGGATGGCCCAGGGCATTATAGGATTACCTGCTAGTCACCTAATGGCCTTTATGTATGATAATATACAGATAATATTAACCGGACTGTATGGGGCCTCCAAATTTCTAAAGTGGTACCTATACCAACCCCTTCTATATCCTACCTTATATCCATCAATATACCCCTATCTAATGCCCATAACCATGCCCACCTTTCAAACCCCTAAAACCTACTTGCAAATTTTTCATACGAAATTATTAAAAATTATTTTTAAAATATTTCTCGAAAAAAAATCTCAAAAAGTTTTGTAGATTAAAATATATTTCTTATCTTTGTATTGTTGAAAAAACAAAGAGATATTTAAAATTTTGATTAACAATTTTTAAAAAGAAAATTCTCTGAAAATTTTGCTAATTAAAAATTAAATTGTATCTTTGTAATGTAATCAAAAAGCGATATTTGACATATTGAAACAATATAAAATTAATTTATTCCTTTTCTCTTTTTCTTATAAATCTTTTAGTTTTATAGAGAAAAGGATATAATAAAATAAACATAAAAACTAAAAGTATTTTATTATGGAAGAATTAAAAAATGTAGTAGTAGAAAAAGAAGTTGCTAACAACAAAGTAAACAAAGTTAGTGCTAATAAAGCAAAAGCACAAGCAAAAGCAAATAGCACTATTAAATTATCAGTTGATAATATTTTTAAAAATCTAAATGAAAAAACTAACGGACTTTTAAAAACTTCTTTAGGGAAAAAGACCGAAATTTATATTGAAAGTCTTTTTGCAGAGTTGAACGATAAGCAAAAAAAAGCATATCGAAAAAAATTAAGAAATACAACTTTTTCTTTACTTGATTCGATTTGCAAAGCAAAAGAAGAAAAGAAACAAAATGAACTAAAGACACTTGTTTCTGCATTTACTGAATTTTATAAACAAGTCTACAAAATAAACGATTTTTCTTTTGCAAGTATTGCAAGCGAAAATACAAAGGACACAAAAAAAGAAGTTCTAACAAAAGGTTTGCAAATAGTCAAAAACTTCAAATAACAAATGATATGCTATTAAATGTATTTTTATTTGTTGGTGTAATTTGGGGATTAATTCAGATTATCAAAGATACAAAAGACTTTTTAAAGAACTTATAAACTAAATAAAAAGTAAGGGAAAGCAAATAAAAATGTTTGTCCCTTACTTTTTATTTTTGAATGTTAATTTTAACGTAACCGTACCCCGTTTTTAGTAGGCCATGATTTTCGTTTTTCGTGATAAAGGCTTGCCCAGATAGGTAAGCCTCCTTTTAGTACTACCAAAATTTACCTCCTTATGATAAGGGCATACCAAGATATCCCTCAACACACAAAGAAGCCAGAGAATAAAAACATCCCTGGCATTCATCTTACAAAAGAATATCCAATATCTCTTTAATCCTATCCTTCCCTAAAATCCTCCTACCATTACTTATCTCATAGAAGAAAAGATAATACATCTTAAGTTCTTCCATCCAAATTCTATCCACTCCCTTTAATAATGGTTCTATTCTCATCATATTCTCAGGATTAATCCATAACCGATACCAAACCATATTACCTTCAGAATATCTTAGGATTCTCTTATGGTCATCATCCCTTATCGCTGTTACCTTTACCATATCCTTTAAACATTTCTTGGTTCAACCTAAATCCAGGCCTTGAGATAATCATCCTCTGGATATCATGTATCTTAATTGCCATCTCATTCATTTCCATCGGATGGTTGATAGGTAATTCCAAAAATCTATTCCAAACTTCCTCAGTAAGTCTAAGGATTTCTTCTTCCTCTTGAGTAAACTTACCAAGGTTAACCCCTTCTGCTATTACTGCTTGGGTAGTTACTGTATCTATTACAGTATCCTTACCTATATTAATTATGTTCTGTTGGTCTTTATAATCGATTGCAGTGTACGTAGGCTTTTCCATCCTTCTCTAATTTTCTTTCAAACCATTGGCAGGTAATACACCTTGGTCTTCCCCCCATTACTTCTGTTTCTCCCTTGATTGCTGGGCAAGGATTGGTAAGCTTCTTTTGCCTACCAACCTTCTTAGTCTTAATCTCTCTATTCATGTTTCTTTTCTATATAAGTTATTATAAAGTATATCGGAAATAGTGGCATAATTAACCAGATAGTTAGGAATAGGAATCCCGGTCTAGTTAATCGGTGCATTGAGCATATCACTCTGGTCATAAACCAGGCGGGTATAATACAGATAGCATATATTATACCCAAGATAATCCACACGGTCATTGTTCGAAGTATTTATTTACGATTTTGGATATCTTCTTATCTAACTCTACGATTAGTTCACTGAAGTCTTTGTCCTTCATAGCCTTAATCTTGGATTCTATTAAGTCCAGATTTCTCTTAATTGAGAAGTAAGATTTGAAGGCCTGATAATCCAATTCTGATTTATCCGTAAGAGGTAGGATAACACTTTGCTTACCATCCAATCGGGCATAATTCCCGTCTGGTCCAAGTGTTCTTGATACCTTTACTTTGTTACTCAGGATTGCAAACCCACCTTTCTTGTCGATAGATTCTACCTTTACTTTCTCCATTAAGGTTTTGCCATCAGAGAAAATTACTTCTTCACCCTCCTTTAGCTTTTTGGTTTCTTTGTTCTTTTTCATATCTTTATTATAATTAGTTTATGCAAATATACAAAATTATTTATTATCTATGTAATTTTGAATCATAAATTTTAAATCCTCTGAGTAAAGGATTTACGACTTAAGAGTTCCATAAGTTCTACCGGAGTAAGGATTATTCCATTTGGAGTAAAAAGTTCTCTTAAGTGTTCTGGGATTATTCCCTGGAATCCCCAATTATTATAGGAATTAATAACCATGGAATTATCTTCGGTGAGCATAGCAATGTAATTTTCTGAAGGTTTAATACGTTCTCTTCTGAAAGTACCAGTTTCTATCCATAGCGAATTAAGATGAATAGTGTAATGATGATAATCTGGAGTGATTAATGAGATAATTTCCATTGAAGGATTTTTTCTTAGCTTATCATCTTCTTCCTTCGGGTTTTGCCAGAAAGCACAATGAAAGCAAAGTTGTTTGGCTTCCATTATTTTAGGGATTTCCCTATATAATTCATACTGATGCAAGTTGATAGGTTCATTGCATAGGTGACATTTTTCTGTTTTCATATTTCTACATTATTAAATTATATAGGATAATAGAACTCAAAGAACCCTCCTAAGTAGGGTATTCAGCAATACTTTCCAATCTTTAATGAACTTTAAAATATAACCTTATGGATAAGTTAACTAATGAAATGATTGTGGCTCTAGCAAATGATTTGGGACTAGAACCAGCCTTGCTTAAGGCAGTACAACTGGTTGAAGCAGCAGGCAGAGATGGATTTTTAGTAGATGGTAGACCTCAAATTCTGTTTGAAGGTCACATCATGTACAAAGAAATCAAGAACAAATTCGGTTTGGACAAGGCAGTTGCTGCTCAAAAGAGTTATCCTACCATTTGTTTCCCGAAATGGGATAAATCTAAGTACCTTGGAGGAGCTCATGAGTACAAAAGACTTGAAATTGCCAAGAAAATTGATGAAGAATGTGCTTTAAAGTCAGCTTCTTGGGGAATGTTTCAGATTATGGGAATGAATTTTGCCTATTGTGGTTGTAAAGATGTCTTTGATTTTGTCAAAAAGATGGAAGAATCTCATGCTTCTCAGCTGAAATTGATGTATTATTACATGAATAACACCAGTTGTCTGAAGAACTTGAAAGAACATGACTGGGCAGGCTTTGCTCGGAAGTATAATGGTCCTGGTTATGCTGAAAATGCCTATGACCAGAAGTTAAAAAACGCTTACGAAAACTTTAAAAACAAGATATAATGAAGGTAATCTACAACAAATTTATACCTTTTAAAGGGTATAAAGCCATGAATTTGTTCGGCATTGTATTTGTAAGAAAAGGTGCTAAGTTTGATGCCTATGATTACAATCATGAGAAGATACATCTCAAACAAATGCAAGAGATGTTGTGGATTTTCTACTACTTGTGGTATGCAATCGAGTACTTAATCATCATGTTCTTCGCTAAATGGAACAAACAAAGCGAAAGATATCATGATGTAAGCTTTGAAGAGGAAGCTCATAATAATGACCATAACCTGAATTATACTAAGGTTAGGAAACATTATGCCTGGGTTAAATACGTAAAACTAAGAAGTTACAAGAAATGAATGTATTAGGGATATGTGCAGGCCAAGGAGGTCTGCTCTTCCCTTTTAGGAAGTACCTATTAGGGAATATTGAACCAAGAGGAGTTTTTCATACAAACTGCGAAAGTCAGTGGAAAGTTAATTTTGGTGATATACCTTTCTATAAAGGCTATAACTTACCTGAGTTTGATGAGAAAGTAGATGTTATTTTATCTTCTCCAGACTGTGGTATGTCGTCTATTATGAGGCTTTCAAAAGTAAAAGAATTGGGCAAACCTAAGAATAACCGAAGTTTAAATCTAGTAATAGAGGGAATCAATTATTACAAGCCTAAGATTTTTCTTATAGAAAACCTGCCTCGTTTGCTATCTCTTCTACCCAATGAATACCTTCAGGAAGCCCTTAAAGACTATAAACTTATTTTTCACGAAAGAAGCGTTTCCGACTATGGGAACTCCCAAGTATCAAGGAAGCGTTTAGTTATCATTGGAGTGCATAAGAAAACTGGTAAGAAATACTTGAATGCTTTTAATGAAGTATTCCAAGTAAAAACTCCAACAATTACTAGAAATCTACTTAACGATTACCAGAATCCATTGAATTATAACATTCCTTTGGATAAAACCCTGGCAATGTATGATTATCGGAAGCTTCCTAAAAAGAAGAATCTAACCGTTAAAAAGATTCAGCTATTGTGGAATAGTGACTTCAAGAATGAAAAGAAATGGCCCATAAAGACTGCTAAGATGAGTACTCTCCCAGGAGTGTATAGATTAGAGTTAGATAAAGCTCCTCTAACTTTAAGACCTGCTGATAGACAGTTCCGACCCGATGGTTACCCTCTTGGGATTTTAGATTTCAAAGCAATTATGGGATTCCCTAAAGCCTACAAGATTTTCATGGATGAAGGCAATTACCTTTACTGGCTTAACAAGGCAAGGTATACCATAGCTAAAGGTTCGGTCTACGAAATTTCAATATGGTTCAAGAGATGCCTGAAAAATGTTAATATATACTAAAGTATATATTACTTCCTGGTAGACCTTGAAAAATATAGATATATAATATACTTCGTATATATATCTATATTTTTTATATACTCTATATCTATATACTTATAGATATACGAAATTAGGTATATTAGGATAAAAGAAACACTTCGATTCACTTCGTTCATCGAATAATTAGGTTCGGTACCGAACCTAATTAGAGAAGTATGTTAACTATATACTTCTGAAACCTAAAAATTTTGTGATATGAAATTGATAAATACCAAGACCCAAGTTAAGAAGGCAAATCTTCCAACAATCCTAATCTTTGTTAAACAGATTTGCTTACAAGTTCCTCGGTTTAAATTTGAGATAATCGAAACTGAACACACTTTTCAGTTTAAGTTTTACCTTTTGAAGTCAAGGATATCTCCTATTGAGAAGTATTGGCTCAAGAAACGAATCAAAAAGTTCATCCATGAAGACTCTTAAGAACGTAGCTATTCTAGCATTGCTAGGATTTACTATTTACCTTTGCTTCAGGAATTACAAATTGAATTCATATATCAGTCAACTTCCTGATTCATCGGTCATTGGCATTCCTGATACAATCAAACTGAAAGAAAAGTTTAAGCCTCAAAAACCTTTTTCCCAGTTAATTGAACCAAGTAGAATCTTTCTCTACGACTTTTATAGAAACAGCAATAGAATGACTAAATCTCAAAGTTCTGATTCAACAGCGGTTGATTCTGACAATTCGGTAAAAGTCAGCAAGAAGGATTCTCTGGTTCAGTTTACTCTAGACAACAACAAATTAAATATCAGTCTGTTCAATAAGGAGACAGATTCTTATTCAACTAGAATGTTCAATCTAGACTTAGGGAATTACAAATATAACTGGTATGAGGGACAATTAACTCAGAAGAAAATTCGGAGACTTAGTCTTAGTCCTTATGTCTACGGTAAATACAGACCCTTTAATCAACTGTTTGATATCGGAACTGGCCTTACAATCAAGACTACGAATTTTAATTACAAACTCGGAGTTAATGCTTTCTGTTATCCGAAATACTTTTCAGGTATAAAAGCTGACTTAGAGTTTTCAATTCAATATAACTTTTGATATGGCGAAAAAGATAATCACAGAAAATCACACTTCCCTTAACCGGGAGGAATTAGCAACCCTTGCAAAGGTTTCTAATGATGTTTTCTATTTCAGTCTTTTCACCTATGTGATACACCCAATGAGGGGAAAGGTTAGATTTGAACTTTATCCATACCAAAAATCGGTACTGTATAATTTCGTAAAAGAACGTTTCAATATCCTGCTTAAGTTTAGACAGGCTGGTATTACAGAGCTTATTTCTATGTACTGCCTTTGGTTATCAATGTATCATCCTAACAAGAAGATTAACATTATCTCAATCAAAGACACAACTGCTAAGAAAGTACTTAAGAAGATTAAGTTCATGTACAAGAATCTACCATGGTATTTACAAACACCAATTATCAATGGTAGAGCTGGAGAATATGGTTCTGCATCCATGATAGAATTCGATAATGGTTCTTTCATAGAATCTATCCCTACATCTTCGGAAGCTGGTCGTTCAGAATCTCTTTCCCTATTGGTTATTGATGAAGCAGCAGTAGTAAGATGGGCAGCTCAGATTTGGGCAGCGGCCTTCCCGACTCTATCAACAGGTGGGGCTGCTATCATCAATTCTACTCCTTATGGAGTTGGTAATTTCTACCACTCCACTTGGGTAGATGCTATTGCCGGAGGGAACCCATTTAATCCACTTCGATTGTATTGGCAAATGCACCCAGAACGAGATATTAATTGGTACAACGAAATGTCTTCTGCCTTGGGAACCAAAAGAACTGCACAAGAAATTGATGGTGACTTCTTAGCATCTGGAAATACAGTCTTCGATCTGTCTGATATTAAGGCAATCGAAGACTGCCTTAGTGATTATCCAGTCCTTAAGAAAAGGTTTAATGGTCAGTATAGGCAATTCTGTGAACCAGAAGATAACAAGGAATACTTTATTGGTGCCGACGTTTCTACTGGTAGAGCAACTGACTACTCTGCTTTCACTTGTATGGATAAAGCTGGAGAAGAACAAGCAGTATTCAAAGGCAGATTATCAGTAGATAAGTATGCCAGATTACTGGGAGATACTGGTCAATTATTTAATTTTGCAACTATTGCTCCAGAATCAAACGATGTTGGATTGGCAGTAACCTCTAAACTTCAAGATGAAGGATATCCTAAACTGTATTACTACCAAAAGATGCTTAAGAAAAAAGGTAAATCTAGACCTGAGATGGATAAATCTCCTGGATGGTTAACTACTCAAAGGAACCGTTCAGTAATCATTGAAGGTTTAGAACAAGATATACGAGAAGATAATATCACTTGTAAAGACCCATTCTTTGTTCAAGAAGCATATACCTTCATATATGATGGTTTGGGTAGGCCAGTTGCAATGGGTAAACATAGAGCTAACAATTCAGCAGTAGATGTAGACCTTGAAGGTGATGTCTATTCTGATGACTCCATATTTGGTAAAGCTATATGTAATCACATAAGGAAAGGAAAAACTAACGTAATTGTACAACCAAAATGAAAAAGAAGTTCAACTTTAATTGGAGTTGGGGAAGAAAGAAGGACCCACCTCCAGAACCCTACAAAGAGGAGAAGAAATCAAAACCTTCTACTATTTCTCCTGGTAGAGTTTCAGTCGATGAAGATGAATCTCTTATCAGCTCATTAAGGGGTATTACTGCAATGGTAGACCCTTCTTTTCGTGTTGAAGTAATACCTTTAATTCGAGATTTATATAAAGTAAATCCGGATATGGGCATTGCTTTGCAGGATATGTTTAAGTTAGCCAATACTGGTCATACTGTAACATTCCCTAACAATACAGATGATGAAGCAGATAAGATGAGGAAACACTTGGCTGAGAAAACTAAGAAATGGTCAAGGTATACTGCTGGAATAGATGGCTTGGTTAACAAGATGATTGTACAATGTCTTGTTGGCGGAGCTATTTCTGTTGAAGGAGTTCCTGATGAAAAGCTGGAAGGTTTGGATACTATTCTATTCCTTAGACCTGAGAACATTGTATTCAAAAGGGAAAACAATGGAGTATATTCTCCTTATCAAAAGAACAAGAATTACTTCATAAAGCACCAGGATTACATTAAGCTTAACCCAGAGACTTATGTATATGCTGCAATGTATAATGATACCGATGAACCATACGGAATACCACCGTTCATGGCAGCATTGGATTCATTAAAGGGACAACATGATATGAGGGTAAACTTTAAACATATCATGGAAGTCTGCGGTATGGTAGGATTCTTGGAAGCTAAGATGGCTAAACCTGACCAATCTGGTAATGAAAGTGTAAGGCAATATGAAGCTAGACTAGAAAGAAACCTAAGAGACCTAAAAAGAAATCTTAGGGATGGTATGAAAGATGGAATTGTAACGGGTTACATTGATGACCATGAGTTTAAGCTTAACTCTACCACTAAGGAATTAGGTAACATCAAGGAACCCTGGAACATGAATCAGCAATCAGTTGCCAATGGTTTGGGAGTTAATGGTAATCTTATCGGAGTTAGTTCAACAACTGGTGAAGGAGCAACGGGAATAATGCTCTCTAAATTAATCAGCCAGTTAAAGAATCTACAAATGCTTGTAACTTATGTATTAGATTTTCTTTATTCTCTAGAACTGCGTCTGGCAGGCTTTAATAACAAGGGAATAAAGATTCAATGGGGGACTTCAACTATCTCGGATGAAGTTAAAGTTCAACAAGGCCTTCAATACAAGATACAGAATTTGGATTTGTTGTACAAAGCTGGTATCATTAGCCAAGACCAATATGCTTGGGCAATGGGATATGATTCTCCTGATGAGTATGAACCAAGAGTTTCACTTGAAGACCAGTTTGCTAAAGGTGGTAATTCAGACCCTCAAGAAGGTACTAAGAAGAAACAAAGGCAGGCTGATAAGAATCAATCTGCTCGTAGGTCAAGAGATAAAACTAATCCGGCTCCTTCTCGAGGAGACCAAAATACTAAAGCAAGATGAGTAAAAAATTTACAAAGAAAAACAAAGAGCATCTTGATTCAATGGTGATTGGGCAAGGGCATACCATTATGGCTGGGTATATCCCAGAATCTGTTGGAGCCCAAGCTTTCTCCGAGAATTATTATAAATGGAAGACTCCAACACCAGACTCTATTGCTCAATTTGGATTTTGGGGAGGTGATATAGATTACAATACTTATTATCCTAACCTTGATAAATCTGAACTTACTCCTAAGGACGAAGAATTTATCGAACCGATGTTTAGATTACTTTCAGAAACGATTGTATCTAAGAATTGGAATCCTACTGACTTTAGTCAAAATGGAGTACTAAAGGCATCAATGAAACTGTTACTTGGTCAAACCGTAAACTGCGACCATGAAACAAACATTGGTAATGCAATCGGGGCTGTATCTCAAGTGATGTGGCAAGAATCTTATAAAGATGGACACTTCACTATTCCTGCAGGTATCAATGGTATTCTGAAGATTGATGGTAAGGCAAATCCAAGAATTGCTAGAGGAATCCTTATGGAACCTCCTTCAATCCACAGTAATTCAGTAACTGTACAGTTCAAGTGGGATAAATCTCATCCAGGAATGGAAGATGGTGAATTCTACCAGAAGCTTGGTACCTATGATTCTAAGGGAGAGATGGTACGTAGAATAGTTACTGAGATAGTTCGTTATTTGGAAACTTCATTAGTATCCCATGGTGCTGATTCATTTGCTCAAAAGATTGGTTCAGATGGTAAAATTGTTAATCCTACTTTTGCAAAAAGAACCTGGGCTTCTTATGAGGAATATAGGGATGACAAGTCCAAACAGTATTTCTTTACTGACTACAAAACAGATCTCTCAGAGTTTCAAGAAAAGGACGATACTCAGGATTCTTTAATTGATAACCAAGAAAACCAAAATAATAATAAAGAGAATATGAACAAAGAATTGCAAGAATTTCTTGAAAAGCTTTTCGGGGATAACATGCTATCCCTTGCAGAAGGTAAAGAGATGACTCAGGAAGAAGTTATCTCATGTATTCAAAGCTTGGTATCATCCAAAAACAGTCTTCAGACTACGGTTGATAATCTGACTACAGAGAAATCTTCTCTTACTGAACAGATTAATAATCTGAATGCTGAAGTAGCAAACTTGAAGGAAATGGCAACAGTAGGAAGAAATCACATTGCTTCTCTCCGTGAAAATACCGTTGGTACCTACAAGAAGTTGATGGGTGACAAAGCCGATGAAACTATCATCACTATGTTGAATGCCGAAACTACTGGCATGGTTACTTTGATTTCTCTCCAGAAAGACTATCAGGCTCGTTTGGAAGAGAAGTTCCCAATGGTATGCGCAAGCTGCGGTTCTCACGATGTAAGCCGTGCTTCTTCAGCTCAGGAAATTGATGAAAAATCAGGAACCCAGTCTGAGGATAAAACTAAATTGGCTGAAAGATCTACTTCCGATGTTCTTGATGACATCTACAAGAGTAAGTTCAAATAAAAAAATAATCGATAAATATCACTGTTATGACGAAAATCGTAAACAAAGACCAAGCAATGACTCTCTTTGGGGAAAAGACTCCAAGAGCGGTGATTTACAAAAGTGAATCTCACAAATTGCACCAAGCCTTCAATGTAAAAGAAGGAGAAACAATCGTTCAGGGTATGCCGGTAGCAATTGATAAAACTGGCCTCATATTCCCTTTTAAAGCTGCTGATATTGAAGTATATTTGGGAGTTGCTGTTACTGATAACATCAATCCGGCTTACCGTGCCCAGCATAACTTCCCTGTAGAAGTTACAGTTGCCATGGAAGGTTACATGATTTGTAATTGGGTATCAAATGCTACTCTTACTGCTGGTTATGTAATCCCTTCTGGAGATTTGCTAAATGACCGTTTTGTAAAAGCAAACCAGGGAACCCCACCAACTCCTTTCATTGCTCTTACTCCGGCAGACGAAGCAAACGAGTTAATCCAAGTACTTATTAAATAAGAAGAAAAGACATTATGGAAAAAGTTGATATTTCAAAACTGAAGAAGGAAGACTTTATCAAAGAACTTCCTCAAATGGTAAGTCAGCTGGATGCTTTCCGTCAGGGAGCCCAGAATAAAAAGCCGGTAGAAGTTACTCTGGGTGAACTTGCTACAGGTAAGTGGGGAATTACAGAAGATGAACTGTTCGAAAAGGTTGGTATCAATCCGAAAATCGATACAATGGAAAACATCTTCACAATGCCTCAGCAAGATGTTCGTTGGATTGTTCCGGAAATCATTCGTTCTGCAATTACTTTGGGTATGCGCCAAGCTCCGTTCTATCCGGAGATTATCGCATCTGACCAGTCTATCAATGGATTGACTGCTATCATGCCGATGATTAACATGTCCGATGCTGCACCGGCTAAGGTTAATGAGGCAGAAACCATCCCATTGGGAGATGTAAGCTTTGGACAGAAATCAGTTTCTCTGTTTAAAATCGGTAAAGGTTTTAAACTTACTGATGAAGTTCGTAACTACGTTTCTCTCGATGTATTGGCAATCTACCTTCGTGACTTCGGTGTTCAGCTGGGTTATGCAATGGATACATTGGCTATGGACGTTGTTATCAATGGTAATAAACCGGATGGTTCAGAATCTGCTCCGATTATTGGTGTATACGAAACAACCAATGGTATCACATATAAGGACCTTCTCCATATCTGGGTACGTGCTGCTCGTATGGGACGTAACTTCACTACAATGATTGGTGGAGAAGACCAAGCTATCGAAATGTTGAACCTGCCAGAATTTAAAGACCGTCATTCAGGTACTACTGAAGCTACACTCAACATCAAATCACCGGTACCTAAGAATGCCAACTTCTACATCCATCCGGGAACTCCGGACCAAGGCCTTCTGCTGATTGATACAACGGCTGCCTTGATTAAGCTTACTGCTAAGCAGTTGATGTTGGAATCCGAAAGAATCGTTTCCAACCAGACTCAGGCAATCTATGCAAGCTTGACTACTGGCTTCTCTAAGATGTATCAGGATGCTGCACTTATCTTGTCTGCGAATAAGAAGTTCTCTGAAGCTGGATTCCCAGACTTCATGAACATCGACCCGTACTTGATGGTTAACCTGGAGTAAACCCGGTTTTATTTTACACAGTTCTAATTTCGAATGGGATAGGGTTTTGCGAGGACCCTATCCCAATTTTAAAACATCTAAAAACTTAGTATATTATGAGTGAAAAAATAAAGGTAACTGTAGGAGCTAAAGCTTACAGTTTTCATGACCAGTCAACTGGTATCACAATCGCAAGAGGAGAAGAAAGAGAACTTACTCTCCGTCAATTTGGTTCGAAGAAAATCCAAATGGCTTTGAACTCTGGTCATCTTCGGATGATTGCTGATAAAAACAAAGTAGAGAAATATTCGTCTAACGATTTGGACAAGCTGGAAAAGAAACTGACGGCTCAGTTTGAAAAGGGTATGGAAGTTGCAAAGATTGCAAAAGCCTACACTCTTGAAGAACTCACTCTCATTGCTGCTCGCCACGAAATCGTAGCCGAGAATAATGATACTCCGGTAACCCTGGTTCAGGCATTGCTGGAAGAGTTCGAAGAACAATCTAAATAATTCATCATGGAAAATCTAGACTTCGTAGCTACTACGAATGGTCTGGAAGTTTCATTTAGAGTACTAAGCAAAGTCCCAGCCAAGGCCATTTTTGACTGGGACTTTGGTGATGATAAGGGGTCCGCTTACGATGTTAAGCAACCAACTTACACTTATGAAAAGTCCGGATTTTATACAGTAGCCTTGAATATCACAAACTCCGATGGACTTAATCTTTCTGCTACCAAATTAGTAATTGTAAATACAAAGGCTGTTACTACATTAACGGACAGTATATATAACCTCATTAATTATTTAATCCCTTCAGAAATCTCCGATGGCATGACCATGGAAGAGAAGGAGATGTACATAACTAAATGGCAATTATATATCCAACCACTAGTAAATCATTGTATTCCCTTGGATAAATATAATGATGAATTAATGTATGAAGCTCTAGAAAACCAATTAATAATGGAGTTGGCAGCCTGGGATTATCTAAATGTCAAGCTCCTTAATTTATTAACGAGTACCGGAGAATACCTTAGTCAACTAACATCAACCAAAGAACAAGCGGGAGATGGTAGTTCGAAACCAGAACTTACCCGAGGTGATAGGATTAAACAAATCACTACTGGGCCTACTGAAGTACAGTACTATGATATGCTTTCAGATTCAACATCTTCATTATGGAAAACATTCTCACAAGCTTTGCAACCTGGAGGTGTCATAGACGAATTAAAACAAAGACTTTGTATGTTAGCTACAAGATTGGAAATCTACTTACCATTCTGTGCACCAGTTAATAAGTTAGTAGTTCCTCGAGTAGTTGACAGAAGAAGACCAGGTATATTGGATGGACCTAATCCAAGTGTACCAGTAAAAAGGAATGGTAGAACCTTAATTAAGAAAAGATGACCAAGACTCCTCATAGAATGGTAAAGAATCGTTCTTGGGATAGATACAAGAAGATTATCAATGACTTCTTGGATATAGATGCTGGAAGGCAAACTATAACTTGGGCAAAGAATGTAAATCAACTCCTAAGTCATGGAGAAGATTATATCCCTAAATATTATAATATACCTATCGAGGCTCTCTGTTATTACAATGCCTTTCGAAACTGGCCTATCAATAAAGCCACCATCACTGGAGAACTCGATGATGAGAATCTATCCATACTAGTTACAAAATCCTATATAGAAAACCTGGGACATCTAACTCCAGAAGGTTATTGGGATTTTAACTGGTCTGAGGATAGGTTCGTAATTAACGGTATTACTTATAAACCTGCAGGAGATACACAAGTTGCCCAGGCCAAAGATGAAGCATTGGTGTTCATGGTCATTCTCAAGAGAGATAGAGATACCAAAATCGAATTTGTAGAATAAAAATGAACGTATATGGCAAAGATGTTACAATTACGATGGACTCGAATTGAAACCCAAAATGGGATTTGGTTCGATAGTAATATGGTAATCCTACATGGTATATGCGGAATACATGTTGAAATGAAAGGGCAAGGAAATGATATTACAGCCATGCAATCCATGACTGGTGATAAATACGTTTCTTGCTTTCAAGATTATTTCGGAGACCTTTGGGATAAGATAATACCTCATCCAGGTATTGGGCAAACTATGAAGTTCAGAGTCAATAGATTACCAGATTATGCAATAATCAGAGGTGATGTTGAGGATGGCGGAGACGTAGAACCAGATAATCCAGAAATACCCATGAATGCTTTCTGTGGTTCAGAAGGAGAACCATTCAGAGGTAATAATACTGAACTGTTCTTGGGTAAACAACCTATTAATTAACCCTTAAATATATAAACCTATATGTATGTAAGTAAATATTACACCTGCGAGGAAATTGACCAGCGGCTATTACAAGGTTACTATGATGACTTTGTTACTGCTGGCTTTGCTGGAACTCTTAATGAATTCTGGGCCTTCGTTCTTTCTATCAAAAACAAGGTTGATAAGAAAGAGGGATATGACTTATCGAAAAATGATTTCACCGATGAACTGAAAAATAAGTTGGATGGAATCGAGGAGAAAGCCAATTATATTACAAAAGTTTCTCAGTTAGAAAATGACTCCAAGTTTCAAACTGAAGAACAAGTTAAGAAAATGATTAGTGATTTGGTTGACGGTGCTGGTGATGCTCTGGATACTCTTAAGGAGTTGGCAGAAGCCTTAGGAAATGACCCAAACTTTGCAACTAATATCACAAATAAACTTACCGACCTTCGTAATGATTTGACTACTGAGGTTAACCGAGCAAAAGAAAAAGAAGCCGAACTCGGTTCTCGAATTACTGCGGTAAATGATGCTTTGCTCAAAGCCGTGGATTTACTCAAGGGGAAGATTGATAATATCCGTATTGCTTTGGTAGATAAAATCGACAGATCGGAAGAGCGTCGTGTAGG